TTTTTAAGATTAATTAAAATTAAATAATAAAATTACTTTAAAACCCTAAGTTGTATTTCTTAGGGTTTTTTTGTATTTGTATAAAAAAATAATGATAGTACATTGTCGCTTTGATTTATTATGATAGTACATTCCCACTTCTATTTATAGGCAGGTGGGTGTGCTTACATTCATACTTACATCACCACTATACTTAAACTTATAGATTACTTCTTGTTAAATTTAGCTAACTTGCTGACATTCATTACGCCTTCACGCATGTTCTGACCTACATTCTGAACATCTTTTAGATACTGTTCATTAAGTTCGTGGTCATGTTCATTGTCGTCATCAGCTTTAAGGTTCTCAGCAAATGAGAAGGGTTGAATAGCAATCCATTTAGCCCACTGAATATTATTGTCAGCAGGAATTTCTTTAAGAAGTTTATGTGTAATAGGGTGCATTAGTTTATAAGTTTTTGTAGTTTGATAACCACTAGCCATGACTACACCATAGATAGGGTTTTCATTTTCAGGATAAGCCATAATTATTCTATTAATACATTGTTTCCCTATTTTAGTAGAGTTTATATTAGATGTAGAAAACAAACTAACACAAGATGTATAAGAGGTAGTTGACACTGTTAAATAACCAAACAAAGGTGCAAATATTTTAGCTGTATTAGATAACACTTTACATGATATGGGTTGAGATACATTCAATAACCTAACCATATTATCTTCCACAAGTTGACCTAAGATAGGCAAATCAACTAGTAATTTATTATTTTGTTTCTTTTTAAATGCTGTAGGAAATGCGTTCTTAATCTTTAAATACTTGTCAAGATTAGTGTTACCACCAGTAGATAATCTATATAATATATTCTTATCAATCCCTGATTTAGCTACAATTTTTTCTCTACCTTCTTTAGCTATTAGTTGATTAATATGTAACGAAATGTCTTCTAATGTAGTGTTATCGCTGTCCATATGTTCGTTAGAATTATCAATAAATTTAATGTTCATATCTACCACCTTTTGTTATAAGTCAAACATAATCATATATAAAACTCATAAGCAAGAATTATTTTCAAATAAGAGTTGACAGATTATATATGATAATTTAGAAAGAAATTACTCATATATGATACATAAGTTCATATATAAAACATTAACTGTAAGGAGTGATATGTTTAATAAAAACAAAGACCAAATACAGGTACTTACATCACAAGTAGCTGACTTAACAACACAAGTTAATAGATTAACTTTAGCTATACAAAATATACATAAAAGAAAACAATCCGAAAAGAAGGTGCATGATAGTATTAAGCTGACACCTACAGCAGAAGAACTAGCAACAAAACATGAGTTAGATTTTCTTAGAAGGAGAACTGCATAATGCAGAAAGTCTTATTTAAACCACAAGACATTTTAACTGATGAATTACGTAGAGTAGTAGATAAGGTAAGAAACGACCTAAAACCTACTGCACAAATAATTTATCTTCCATTAGCAAAGAGACAGCTTTTTAGCTGTTCTAAGGTAAGGAAACTACAACATGGCAACAATAAACATAGTTGAAGGTGAACTACCTATACTGGAAACTGCAACGTCACCAAAGATGTTCAATCATTTAGGTCAGGCTTTGATAAGTGCTGAGAAAACCTTTAGTGAGAACCAGACTGACGTTACAGAGTACAGTATTGTGGTGGTAACTGAGACCATTGAAGACTTAATTTGCTAGATTATACATTATAATCCCCAAGCAATTTATTCTTTGATGTTCTATAGCTGTTCTATTGCGAAACTACATATAGTTAGCATATAAGGACACAGGCACAATATCTAGGTAGGAATGTTATGCACAATACATTGATTATCTATTTTTTTTTTAAGTGTCCTACAATAGTATTAAACACTTGTGCAAGTAAGGAATATAAGTAAGATGAATACAATAACAAATAAAACAATAATGGTAGTAGCAATGTTAATTTGTAAGGTAGTACACAAAGTCAGATGTCAGTCTTTTTTAAGACGTGTTGAAGACTTCAGTTACGAAGTTAAACCTTTAAAGGGAGTGAATAACTTACCTTTTTTTAAAAAACAAATCATTGTTAGTAATGACTGGGAAAAATCTACAGCATTAAAGATAGGTGACGTTTGTATCAAATATAGTTTTGATACCCTTGTTAAATATCGAGATGTTAGAGATACAGAAATTACTGAACCTGAGTTTAATGAGAATGTTGCTATAGCATTAGCTAGAACAACTGTTCAAACTCACGCATCTACTAATGTTGTTAAACTAGAAAGTAGAAAAGGGAACAATGAGAGAGCAATACACAAAAGCAGTCTTTAGTCTAAGATTTACATACCACTTTCTTAATCATGTTAAGAAGGTAGAGCAAAAGATAGGCAAGACTTTACATACTAACGGAGTGCCACAGCATTATATAGCTGTACTACAAATCCTGTTATTATTAAAAGATAACAATATGTCTACTGAAGAAATTTCAAAAAATTACATTGAGATTTTAGGTAGAGGTATCAATCAATCTTCATTGAGTAGAACATTAACCTACTTACATGAGACACTAAACTTAATTAAATATACGGACAATCCTTTCGCAGAAGATAAGAGATACACGTATGTTGAATTAACTGGTGAAGGCAAGAAACTACAGAAGTTCTTTTTAGGTTCAACGCAGGAAACTATACCTTCTGTTTTTAAAAGTTCTAAATTATTAACTGCGAACTAGGAGTAACATGAATAGTAGAGAAGCTATATTAAAACTACATGCAGGTATTTATTTAAGAGGTGAGACCCTTGCAGTACATACTAGAAAAAAAATGATAGTAGATGGCGAACAAGTAAAGGATAGTGCGTATGATACTATTCTAATAAAAGACACTAGTGATACATCTTTTAAGAAGGCACTAGCAGAAGCAATCAAGTTAAAAGAAACACACAACTCAACACTTGTACCTGCAAATTATCACAGCAGAAAGAACGGTAAGAAGTCAATTACCAAAGGTACATTAAAAGAATGTTTAGAGATGTCTTTTACTAAACAATGGGAAGGCAAGGGGAATGAAACAAATATCAAAATTTATATAAGAGATATTTTAAATTATTTCTCAACTGACATAACACTTGAAGATATGCAAACTGATGGTCACTACAATGGGTTTATTAAATACATGGAGAAGACAATTACTGAACGAGCAAGTAATCATCTCTCTACATTTAATACAAGAACGACCAATCATAGACTTTCAGTATTAAGAGAAACATTTAGAGAAGCTATTGGTAGAAGAATGTTAGACCAGTCTAAATTACTTAATCCTGATTTAAGAGAGAAGGATATGGGTTGGAGTAATCTTCATGTCATAGAAAGTAAAAGTAAAAAACCAATTAGCAGAGAAGATGAAGCTAGAATTATGGAAGTAGCTTATGCTAATGGTGATGAAGAACATGCTGATGCAATGCAATATAAAATTAATGGTTTAGGAATTAGACTACAGTTTGAATTTCACGACCCAAGATTTAATATTGATTGTATTGATTATAAAAATAAAACTATTAATTTTTTTCGACATAAGACACAGCAATGGTCAGGTGATTTACCTTTAAATGATATTGCTTATCGTATCTGTGTTAAGTATCGAGAGACTGCAATAGCACACAAATCTAGAAAGTTGTTTCCGAATGTAACTAATAGAAGTATGAGAACTTTTTTCGAAAAATATGGAAAAATGTTAGATATAAAAAACTTCACACCTTATGCAACGAAACATACTTTTATAACAAGGTTATGTGAAACCAAGATACCAGTTAAAGTTATATCTAAACTTGCAGGTATAAGCATTGAAACTGTACTCAAATACTACGCACAGGAAACACCAGAAGCATTAAGGGAAGCTGTGAATAGTATAAGTGATAGTAATGTTTTACCAATGATGGGTCATAACTCTAAAGGGTTGATTAAATAAATGAACACTGCTAATTACATTCACACAAAAGGGCGAGTGGTGGAATTGGTAGACACGCCAGTCTTAGGAACTGGTTTCGCAAGAAGTGTAGGTTCAAATCCTATCTCGCCTACCAGAAGCAATTACTGGGTTAATCTAGTTGCACAAGGTGTTGCATTATGAATGATGTGTTGCACTGTATGAATTATAAAGGGAGTAGTAACAGGACTTACGAAGAAACACTGGTCTTAGGAACTACTTCCAAAAAAATTACATGCACTGCTGTATTATTGTTCTTTAATAGCAACACCTTTTTTTTAAAATGTATATATGCACTTGTGCAATGGTCTCGTAGCAAATGCAACAGAACCAATGCTACAACACACAGGTGCATACAAAATGTAAGGAAATGTTCACATTATGTCTGATACACAGAACGATTTACTTCAAGAACAATTAACTGAGTTAGTTAAGGTTGGTGTAGGTGGTAAATTTAAAGATACAGAAGATTACACTAAGAAAATACAAGCAGAGTTAGATTGGGAAGAAAAGATGTTAAGAGGTGGTATTGATAGGTATAATCACACCATTAATGATGCCAAGACCAAGAAGCAAGAGAGTACGACCATGTATGGTCTATTTCACCAACAAAAATATATAGATAAACTTTCTAGTTTAATCCATTTGAAGGTAGAAAAAATAGACACTGGTCAAGTAGGAACACACCACATTGCTATTAAAAAGATAGTTCAATGCCTTCCTGAAAGTGCCTTCAATTCAGACACTAAAAAGGTGTCAAACAACCAGAGCATATTTGATACATGTTCATTGATAATATTAAAGAATGTTATTGATGGTATTTCTAGTGAATGTACTCTTAATAAATTGTCTATAGTATTAGGTAATGCTTTGATGCTTGAAGCTAGAATACTTCTATTTAAAGAGCAGAAGAAGACTGAATACAATCAAGTAGCCAAGAGATTAGAAGGCAAGAACATACCCCAGAAGACTAATAGATGGCAGTATAAAAAGAATGTTTGGGTCTACTGCATGAACAAACATGAACTTGCATTTGATGATTGGACAAAGGAACATAGGCTACATTTAGGTGTGCAGATGATACATCTATGTGAGTTATTAGGCTTAGTTAAGGTAGGTAATATGAAACTTCATAAGACCAAGACTGTTACTTATGTTCAACCTACACCTAAAATAATTAAGGAAATAAAAAACTTCAACATTAAAAATGAAGCATTGTTTCCTAAGTATTTACCCATGCTAATGCCACCACGTAAATTTACGTCACCTTTTATTGGTGGTTACTACGGTAAGAAACACAATTTTGATAACAAACCGAAGGAGATAGTTGATGCACTACAATCTAGTAAAAGCAAGTAATAGAAGATATTTAGAAGAACTAAACAATAGGGTACATGAGATGCCAGTTGTTTATGACAGTGTAAATATCATACAAGAAACTGAATGGGTTATTAATAAGCCTATATATGAATTAATAAAAACATGTATGGACAATGATTTTAATTTAGGTCAGTTACCAGTAAATCCTAAATCAATGGAACTACCACCTAAACCCTTTGATATAAAAACTAATAAAGAAGCACTCACCAAATGGAAACGTGAAGCACAACATGTTCATAAATCTATGGGTCAAGCCATGTCTAAATTTATTCAAGTTAGACTTATTATGGGTGAAGCTGATGTGCTATTAGATAAGGGTGGTTTCTTCTATCCATATCAATTAGATTTTAGAGCAAGAATATATCCGAAGCCTAGTTTATTATCACCACAGTCAGCAGATTATTCAAGAGCCTTACTTAAATTTAAGTTTGGTAAGCGAATGGGTAATAATGATAG